GCGTATCTACCCCAAAACATTGTTTCAGTTTCATCAGGGCTAACCCACAAAGTTCTATGGTTACGGTTACGTGCAACCATATTTAATGCGAGCAAAGTTTTACCTGTATGCGATCTACCTATGACGGTCACAAGTTGACCGCCTCTTGCACCACCTAATGTGGCATCATCAAACGCACGAACTCCAAATGACCATTCGTTACCTATCTGTAGGTCGTGCCGCATGCGGCGCACCTGTTCTTTTTTAGGTGTGAATAATCTTTGCAGATCAGCAGATGATATCCCCTCTATTTCTGCTGGAGGCTCCGAGGGTGGCGCAGGAACGGGAGCCGTAGTTGCTCCCGCCCCTGCTATGAGTGCTTGCGCATCCTCAAGACTTATTTCATCAGGCAAGAATTTTTTCCTTGTCCGCCCAGTTGAATGGGGAATGTTTAACAAGTCCGGCAAAGTACCCACTCTTGTTAGCAAGAGGATGGTTGCCATCACCAGCGCCTATTATTGGGGTGCCTTCAGCACTAATGCTAACACCCTTCTTGATTTTGAAATCACCTAAAGCACACTTCCCGTTTTTAGTAACAGGTATTTCTGCGCCTCTCATTGATTCCATCCAATAGTCGGCAGGATAAGTTCTTACTCCCTTTGAAAAGAGTTCCCTTATCTCTGTGTTGTCTAAAAACATGCTGTCTTTAGATCCGTATTTCACACCCGATGCGCTTTCAGTGAGAAACAATTTATGTATCTCAGGATAATCAGCATCATCTACATACTTACTAGCAGTGGGTTTGGATGTACTTACTTGTGTTGTCCCCTCGAATGCTTCAGAAATTACTGCGCTTGACTTTGCAATCGCGGCATCCATATCACCATTACTAGGGGCTATTGCTATTTCTGTACCTGCAAGAATTGTCTTGAGGTCTGACAACGCATCAGCCAAAACCTTTGCGTTTTCTACTGCGCTTGTAACAGCCACCCCATCAGGGTTGCTTGCTATTTCTGCGCACGCAAGTTCCACGCCTCCCTTAAGACAAACCTGCGCTTCTATACTGGCTCTTTCATGTGGAGCCATAGGCTTAAATGCCATAACTATGTGCCTCCTATCGTTGCACCTTTACACCGTGCGAAATTTTCGCACCATTTGTCACTACACCACCAACCGTTATCATTCAACGGGTAAGGACCACGATGATTACTTTCGATTAGTTTGCATAATGCCAAAACCTTCTGACGCAACCAAGAAAAATGTTCTTCGTTACGCACAAGGTCCATTCGGCTAGCACCTTTAGGGTGCATCACCGCATACGAAAAGTCAGGGATACCAGTAGCGAAAGCATATGCAATAGATTGCACATCCCATCTGTGATACTCCCATGCCTGTTTCGTATAGTCTCTGCTAGGAAATTTCCAATCCCAACAGCGATCCTTTTCAATCAGATCCACAGTACCTGTGAGTCTGACAACTCTAAACTCATCCTCTATTAGAGGCACATTAAACGTGTGTTCTACCTCAACAGGGTTTAATTGCGGGTAGATTTCTTCGTACCAGTTTCTAAGTTTGGATAACCCTGCTTCGTATCCTGATGCGGCAGTAAATTTATTCCAAACAGATATGTCATCGACAACATCGAACCAGTAGTTTTCAAATGCAGACAGCATGTCTGCTTCAGACATCTCACCTTGATTATCTAACCGTGCGTTTAACACATCTTCAACAGCCGCATGACATGCAGTACCTAACTCACTGGCATCTTTCAACGGTTCGCTTACAACATTGAAAATATCTGTGCGCCATTTCTCCATGCACATATCTGCTGTTTTGATAGACGATTGTCTAACCCAAGTGTGTACCCATCTGCCTTCGGCATCCATGTGTAATGGGTAATCTAAGTTCATTACTACCTCCCTGTACTTAGTGCCTTTTTAGTTACACTAAAAAGATACTTAGTACTTACTAGTCTACTCATTGAAATCTTTTGCGGGGTGAAGATTCCGTTACAATAACGTTACCTTTTCGTAACTTCTTTGCATTTTCGTTACGATAGCGTTCCCATTCGCTTCTTGTAAGCGTTCCTTCTTCGTACTTCCAACCGCCACTCATTCTTTATCCTCCAAGTCGCCTACAATATGCAACTTAGGTGGACTCGTAGGTTCCGGTTCCGGTTCCTGCATGCTTGGGTGTTGAAGTACTGACATCATGTAAGTATCTAATGCTTCTTCGTTCCCTGTTGTTTTAGCAAGAAACTGTACTGCTTGTATTGCTATTTCTAATTGCATGGATACATGGTTGCTGTTGATCCATAACATTTCCAACAACTTGTGTTGCGGGGTGTCTGCTTCTCCAAACATTTCGTGTATCTCATCCGGTATGTAATCGCATAGCGATTCATCTATGTCTATTTCTTCCATTGTTCTACTTTCCTCCCCAACATCTACGTGAGGGATACCAATGACTAGCGCCACCCCATCTAGGGTTGCTGTCCATGTTGTAGTAGAGGTAACTTGCTACCCCTACGTTTGCTTCAGGGTCATACATACTTCTGCCTTCAAACCCTGCTTTCTTACTGCGTTCATCCCACCATTTAGGTAAGTGTTGGAACCAGCCTGTTGCACCACTTTTAGGGTTGATTGCAACAGAGTATGAATCGTTTGGGTTGGCAGACGATTCACACCATGCGATCTGTTCCATAAGGTCGTGATCTTCGGGAGCGAAATACACTTGGATGTATTCACTTAATGACGAACATCCTCCTATGCTTAACGCTCCTATGAGTAAGACTTTAGTTATCATTTGTCCCAACCTCTTTGACTCAGAAGAAACCTTTTCAAATGCTCCAACTGTTTGATCTTTGCTTCCATGTATTCAATGTCGGCGTTTAGTTCTTGTAGTTCTCCCGCTTGTATGCGATTCCTTCTCGACTCGCGGTTATTACTTTTAGTTGAACCCCAATACAAATGCTCAGGGTTTATGCAAGCACGATTGCCGCAAGCATGTTCGCAAGCATCACCTTCTACTGGTGGTTCACCGTTCTTAATAATACAAACAAGGCGTGACAGAATGTAATGAGTTCTCACTTTATCTTCTGTGTGGTTTACTTTTCCGTAACCATTCCACGCCAAGGCACCTTGCCAAATCACACAGTCCCCGTCTTGCTCTGACCATTCATTGTCAGAGTCCAACCAGAAGTCCACCTTCTCTGGCAAGGTCATGCCATGCGTAGTTTTTCTCATCTCATTCACCTTCTCCATACTCTTTGACTATTTCTAGCCAACGACTAGCATCATCCCAATCGAACGCTAAGTCTGCCCAAATGCGACCCAACACAATCAGTTTCGCTTCATCAAAACCTGCATCTTTGCAAGCGTCTTTAAAGTTTGTGTACTTTAAGTCAGCGTCACGTTTAGCCAAGTTAATATGATTATGATTCTCTATATACAGGCTCATGTACTGCGCCCATGTTTCACGCAACACGGTCATCCTAAAAGGATAATCACGCTGAGGTGTCTCCTCTATTTTGTCAAGCCAAAATTCCATAGCCTGATTAGGTTTCATAAACTTAACTTCAGCATTGTAATTAGGTATTGCTTTAAGTTGAGACAACTTGTACGCAAGATTCTCTAAAGATTCTTTATCACGCGCACGAACAATAAGATGAGTGTCTCTTAATTCCTCATTCCAATGAGCAACAACAGAATAAAATCCGTCAGTTGTAAATGTCCACATAATTTCACCTCCCTGTGAATAATAGTTTAAAGTGCGTTGTTGCGCAGACGCACCCCTGCGGATAGTCGGAGGGGGAGGTTAGTACCTCGACCATCTGACTAACATTATATAACAGTTATCAGAACCGTTTATCTGACATAGGAGCATCAAGCCCTAGTTCTCTATAGTTATTAAAATAACTATTCAGAAATCCTTCCGCTTTATCAGCGAGAGAAGTCTTACCATTCAAAGTCATCAACGTAGATTTCTCATCTGCTGTGACTCTTTCGTTTAAGACACGGAACTGTTTGTTCGTACCAACATAGTTACCTGTGTTGATCCGGTGTTGTTCTGCTCCTTGAAAAGCGTTGTATGCGCCCCACATATTAGAATCTTCTTTCCTCCATGCTTGACGTATAGCAGTTCTTTTGTTCAGAACATTAGTGCGTGTCCTCTCGGACACATCTGCATCTGCATCGTATTCCGGCATTAACGTATTAATCATATGATTAAATTGTTGATCCGAAAAATCTCTGTCTTTGAGAATCCGAGCCATGCGAGCAATAACCAAACCCTGCTTTTGAGAATGTTCTAAAACTTTCTCAGAAAGAATCCGGTCATGGTTCTTAGTAGCACGAACACCTATGATAAGACCACCGCTTGTTAACATATTCTCACATGCCAACCGCTTAGACACGGGAATGATTTCAGTTTTCCAAACCTGATTTAAACTCATGCGAGTATAAATAAATGGTTTGAGAATGTCACCATCACCCAAGTCAATAGATGTCTCATCGTTAAGCACCTGCTCAACAACCACTTGCTGTCCTCCACCGTACATGGTTACACTCTCGCAACTTAGCGGGAACATATCTTCTAGTACGTCAAAGATGTGACGGTATCCGTCACGTTCAGGGTACTGTCCTGACACGTTACCTACTCGCAGATAATTGTCTGCTCGTAAGATCGCTACGTCAGTAGGTTGACCCTTATAGGCACCGCGTTTGTAAACTTCATGCGTGAACTCACCTGTGTCAGGGTGTACCCAACCTAGGTTTGTGTAAAGCACATCGAAGTTCGCATCAACAGCGTTTGCTTGTGCGTGTACTGAACCTGCTGGCACATCATCAATGCGTTTTATCCAGTTGTGTTCGTGTGGCGCACGGTTATCTACTGTACTTAAATTCAAAATTAACCTCCATTTGAATCTTAAAAACAAATGCTATTTGCATCTGCATATGACAAGTATATGTCCTGTTCGGACACTTGTCAAATTGTATTACTCTTTGTCATCATCATAGATAGTAGGTGTGACTTTTTTTAATGCATCCAAACGAGACTTGTAAGAATGCTTGCGTAAACGCCGCAGGCGTTTGCGTCTGACAAGTTCACAAACCCAACCGCAGACAAACAAACCCACAATAAACCACCACGCATCACCTACAAAATCAGTAATGGTTAACGAACTCTTATCTTCGCACGGAGTTAACGCCGTGCAATTAGCGTAAGCCTCATAGACTGCTAATAACATCACGCCTCCTCTGTTCGTTCCGCTTCGAGTCTCGCTTCTTCTTCTTCTTGAAGTTCAGACAATGAACAGACAAGAGTCCCATCATCATCTTCTTCCATCCACTCATCACGATCATCGTCCACGTCTGCCAAGACAACGGCATCTGCCCCATCCCATCTGACAATCTCACCAGTTGTACATTGATTTTTGACCTTCACACGGTCACCTATTTTCAATTCAGACATTAGTCCACCTTCCCTAAGTAATAGTCAGTGAGATTAAACCTATGTTCAGCGGCTTCTTCACTCCAATTCTCTACACAACTGTTGTCTTGCATCCATCGCATGATCTTGTCATGCAACAACTCAACACAATCAGCCCAATAAGAAAACTCTCTGCTTATTACTGTTGAGGGTACGTTTTCCACCCCTCTTGTATCAGGTCCATAAGTCTCAAACTTAAACTTGTAGCACTGATCTTCTTCGTTGTGAATAATTTCTATTCCAGTAATCCAACCCATAACAACCTCCATTGTTTAATATTCATTTCTCAAATGCGTTCGCATCCGTATATATATTATAGCACACGTGTCAAATCGTAATAAAAGCGGGGCACCGGCGAAGGAAGGGGGAAATGAATAATACCCCTATAGTACCGGCACCCCGCTAGAACTTAATTACTCCCAAGATAGTTTATGCTCATCCGGTATAACCGTAACGGTAGACTCTTTATATAAGGTAGCGTCACGCGGATTGCAATACTTTTCTTGACGGTGATCGTAGGTAACAAATTCGACGACGACCTGACGGTCGTTAAGTTCCTTAATCGAATTAACTTTACCCAAATTAGTCACCATGCCTGCTTCCAATTCCGTTACCGGAATTGAAGGCAGGATACTGGCACGGATAGGTGTCATATTAATCCACCTCCGTTTCAAAACGCTTCAAGAACTCAGACCCCTGTATGCGATCCTTCTTTGTTTGTCCGGATTCATCATGCAAGTAGTTCATGTGTTTACCTGTAGTAGGTCCCCACTCGTTTTCACGTACAACCCAATCAGACCAAATACGCCCAACGGTATCCGGCTTCACAGATTCCACAACACAGTAACCGATTAACGTTTCATAACTGAACGCTAATTGACGATCACCATACTTAACTATCCAAAACTTAGAGGCACCTAACGGTTGCGTAATCTCACAAGTTTCTTCCAAGTCACGATTCCTGACAGGCACTTGCCTTAATGTAGTTTCTAAGTTGTTACTAAATTCTGTTTTCATTTCTGTTCTCCTTCTGCGGCGTAGCCGCTTCAAATTATTTTGTGACAGTGACAAGTGAATACCTATAGTTTCCTATCCCCGCATCCACCTGCCACTATCATTTCTAAGTATATGTCCTAACCGGACACTTGTCAAGTCGTAGCCATTTTCTTGAAATCAGTCATCCTCATTTCAATAATCTCAGGCGTAATCCGCGCCTCGTTCCATGCGATACACGCAATGTCACCAAGCGTTACACCCCCCGACTCAAGAGCGTTAAAGCAAAGACCGTAAGTCTCCCATTTTTTAAAATTTCTAAACGAATTTCTAATAGCCTCTACATCACTTTTATTGCCGATAAAAGTAGCCTTATCCATTTCTCACCCCCCAACAATAGAGGACTGAACATTACAAAAACCGTGACCATTACGCGCCCACTTCCAAGCATTACATCCTTCACAATCTCCATCCCATTCATCAGAATGAAAAATGATCTTAGGAAAATCATCAGAATCAAAACTCGATTCTTCCATACGATTAATCCCTAACTTATTAGCGTGAACATTTAAATAAAGTTCTGCATCCAACTTGTTAGTCTCATTATCATAAATGCCAAGAGTTTTTAACAAGTGGCGATTAACTTCTAATTTTATGTGTTCAGTACAAAACGTTTCTGCTTTAAACACATAACCCACAATAGTATCTACATTCATTTTCATATCCCTTCACTAGTCTATCTCATCAGTATGTGGCGACTAATCCACATAGACACCCCGCAGGGCGTTTCGATACGTAAGCGTCATACATATTCGCAAATCTCAAAACCTTGACCTTCAAGAGTCTCACTTAAAGTCTTACCTTTGAACGTAGTATCACCATTCAAAAAGTTACAGATCACAAGTTCGCGATAAGACTCAAGTACGCCATCATCACCGTCATAATCTCCAGTAAAAGTACGCTGAGCAATTCCTCTTTTAAAGAATGCTTCCATACCAACCCAATTATCCTGAACTACCATATTTTCTCTACTCATTTCGTTTCTCCTTATACACCTATCTCATCAGTAGCCGGCGGTGAACCCGACCAGACACCCTTACGGGCGTTTCGATTATATAAACCTAGGGCTTAACTCATTAGCATCAAGAGCCTGCTTGATATCTTCAAGGGACATAGCCTTAAGCAGAACTAAAACCATTTCATCATTAGTAATGGAATTATCTAGAATTAATCTAGCGACATACTCTCTAGGGTTGTCCTCAAATCTTTCTTGGATCTCCTCTTTTATGTCATCCTCAAACATAGTATTAAAGTTCATTTACTTTCTCCTTCTGTAAACGTCATCTGCGTCCACAAACAAGACTATACAGTAGTCCGAACCGGATGTCAAATCGGAGGCAACACCCCCGTACCCGAAGGGTTGCTAGGTTCTGGCGCCTGTCCGTTTATTTGCGACCGTGTGCCTGCGTGTACACGTGGAAACGGTACTGAATGCGTCTAGAAATGGCGGCACTTGGTGCTTCCCTTGCGCGTGCCTACGCGCGCCCGCCCCGCACGCGCACCCGACCCCCCCGAGGGGGGCGGTACTTGCACGCGTGTATATGTATAGATACCAATAGGCTCCCCTGCGGTTATATATTTCTCATACTTGGTGGCTGTATGCGCTGAAGGGTTTTAGTAAGGATTCTAGTACCATCCTCTGCCTGAGTGGCTGAGGATGATACTTAGTACTAGTACTACAGTATAGTTAGTTTGTCCCGATCTTTTACAAAGTTTTTGATATGTAGTTCAGATAGTGCTATCTTTATTATGAATGCCCGAATGGGACACTTATCGCATACAATAGATGACATATGAAAACTTCAGTCGTAATAGAAAAGAGGACAGTACCTCTAGGAGCGGGTTTATACTCGCGTAGATGGGCTGTCATACAGGATGGGCGGATGCTGGACATCTTTGCTGACCCTCAAGAGGCAAGCGATTTGTTGTCTAACATTATTAACAATTGGGAATCAAAGGATGAATAAATGCCACAGAACGGTGGAGGAAAAGGTTGGAAGTGGGACGAAGAAACAGGACAGCATGTTATGCCAAAAAATTGGCAGAAACTTCTGGACTGGCTCCTACAAGGAAACGAACGTGAACCGCGTACACAAAGAGACTGGGCTGCGGACAATAAAATCCACGAGGATTCGATTCGACGCATAAAACGTGACGCACGTTTTATTAAAGAATGGGATAGACGTGCAGCAGAACTGAACATCAACCCTGAAAGGGTGCAGAGCGTTATCGATTCGCTCTGGCAGAGGGCTTCCGATGGCGATGTGAAGGCTGCTTCTTTGTATTTGCAGTATATTGACAAGTTCACTCCTAAGCGGAAAGTTGTTGTGGATGATGAGCGGGACATTGAAGGCTATTCAGATGAGGAACTTGCTGAGGCTTTAGAGGCTGAGGTGATTAATTTAAGGATGGTTAAAGATGCCTAAAGTTGGTAAAAAACATTATTCGTATACTACTAAGGGGCGTGCTGCGGCTAAGGCTGCTTCTAAGCGCACAGGTAAGAAAGTTACTAATTCCAAAAAACGTAAGTGAGCGTGGGTGGTTTTTCTGTTGAGGCTTGGGAAGTTCTCGACGGTTTGGATGATGATGAAGAATTGGCTTGTGGATTGGAAACTCCAGAGGAGTGCGAGGCGTGCGGTTAAAGAAGGGCGGGATAGACGATTATCTTGCAGCGGCGATAATGGTGTGCCTTATATTGTCTACAACATTAGTGGTTGGGGTGTTAGCGCGGATGTTACAAGAGTGGTTTGGTTAGATGAAGGTATGGATTGACCAAGATTTATGTACGGGAGATGGGTTGTGTGAGGAAATTTGTCCAAGCATTTTTCACGGACATGATGATGGGCTTTTTTATGTTAAAGAAGCGGGGTCTGAAACTCCTAAAGAACCTACTCATAAGATGGCGGATTCTGTAAACGTTCCTGACGATTTAGCGGAGGCTGTTATTGAGGCTGCTGAGGAATGTCCGGGTGAGTGTATTTTTGTAGAGGCGGGTTAATGAGCGCAGTTAAGATTATTACGGCTATTACGGGTTTGTTGGTGGCTGTTGGTACTTTAATAGGGGCGATTACTGTTACTCTTGGAAAAGGTGATGATAACGCTAAGTATTCTTACACTACAATAGTGTTGGATTCGCCTGAAAAGTATGAGCAGTTTATTAACAATCATCCCGGATAATTTATGGCACGTGTATCAGAGTTAAAGCAGGAAGCAGAGTGGAGAAAGTGTCAAAAGGATGAGTCGTATTTCTTACGTAAGTATTGGCATATCGCTCATCCTGCTCATGGTCGTATCCTTTTTAATTTACGGGACGCACAAGAGCAAGCCTTACAAAGATGGGGTGACAACCGTTACAGTCTTACCTTAAAGGCTCGTCAGATTGGTTGGACGACTCTTATAGCGGCTCACCAGTTTTGGTTGGCTTTTTTTAGGGAAGATCAGAACATTATTGATTTGTCGCGTACAGAGCGTGAAGCGGTTTTGTTGCTGCGTAAAACTAAATATGGGTTTAAGCATTTGCCTGATTGGATGTTGGAGCGTGGTCCTACTCAACAGGTTGAGCATCAGCAAAGGATGGTGTTTTCTAATGGTTCACAGGTTACTTCGATGCCTTCAGCATCCGATCCTGCTCGTGGTGAGTCGGCTTCGTTGGTTGTGGTTGACGAATGGGCGTTCCTTCCTAATCCTGAAGAAGCATGGGCTTCTATCGAGCCAGTGGCTGATGTTGGCGGTCGGATTATCGGGTTGTCTACTGCTAATGGGTCTGGGAATTTCTTTCATCATCTTTGGAATGGTGCTGTAACTGGCAATAACCGTTTTGATGCTATGTTTTTTCCGTGGTCTGCTTCGGAGGATAGGGATGAATCTTGGTATGAGTCGAAGAAACAGTCTATGTTGCCGTGGCAACTTGCACAGGAGTATCCGACCAGTCCCGAAGAAGCGTTTGTTCGTTCTGGTAATCCTGTCTTTGATCTTGACGTTTTGGATGGTATGTCTAAGTATATTAGACGCGGTGAAACAGGTTATTTACACGAACTTCAACCAAAAGTTTTAGAGTTTAGAAAATGAGTTTAACTGTTTGGACTCCGCCTGAGCGTTGGAGTGGGTACACGTTGGGGGTTGATACCGCTGAGGGGTTGGGTCATGGTGATTATTCTTGTGTTCAGGTTATTGACGCTAAGAATGGTGAGCA